ATTTGGCTCCGGCTGTCAATAATCCGCCGATTAATTTGCCTAAAAATCCAAACTTGCTAGCAAAACTGTCTACAACATTGGCCGCAGACTTGATTGATTCATTATAAACACTAGCACCTTCTTGGCCTTTGACCATGGCTGACCCAAGATTCAAAAAACTCTTTTTAAGTTGTTCTGTACTGGATCTTAACTGTGCGGTATAGCCAATCATACCTGCTTTGGCATCATTTACAGCGTCATTGTACTCTTGTTGTGAAATTTCGCCCTGATTAAGAGCTTCAGCCGCTTCTTCTAGGTACGCTTTAAATTCTTCTGGGGTCTGAGGATTCGCCATATATATACTTATCTGAGGAAAAAACCCATGAATCCAAACAATCCACTTAGCCAATATTTTAGGCAACCTGCCATTTATATCAAGCTACCTAGTCAGGGCAATTATTACTCGCCCGGCACGCTAGATATGCCGCAAACAGGTGATATTGCTGTGTTGCCCATGACTGCCATTGACGAAATTACCTATCGTACACCCGATGCCTTATTCAACGGACAAGCAGTAGTAAATGTTATTCAAAGCTGTGTACCAGCCATCAAAAACGCCTGGGCTATTCCGGCTGTAGATATTGATACTATTCTAGTAGCCATTCGTATTGCCAGCTACGGACATCAAATGGAGTTTGGCACTACCTGTCCAAAATGTAATAATACCAGCGATTATGGTATAGATCTACGCACAGTTTTAGACAGTATAAAAAGCCCAGACTATAGTCAGTCAATAAAAACAGGCGATATTGAAATTTTCTTCAAGCCAATGACTTACAAAAATTTGTCTGACAATAATCGTATTCAATTTGACGAACAACGCATTTTCCAGCAGTTGAATACCACAGAAGGTGATGTAGATCCTAAACAAATGTCAGCGGTGAGTGAGGCCCTGTTAAAAATGACAGAAATGACTGTGACTGCGCTGGCTCAAAGCGTCTTGAGTATCAAGACTCCCAGTGCTATTGTAACTGAACCGCAGTTTATTGCTGAATTCCTAAAGAATTGCGATCGTGCTGTGTTTAGTCGTATCCAAGACTATGTCATTGAACACAAGAATCAGGCAGAAATGCAACCACTTACAATTACTTGTCCTGAGTGCCAGAATCAATACACACAAAATATTACGCTGGATATGACAAGTTTTTTCGTGCCCGCCTCCTAACTTTGAATCCAGAACAAGTCGCCAAGATGATTGACGACATGGATAAAGAAATCAACGATATAAGGATGGAGGCGTTACGGTTAGCTTGGTATATGCGAGGTGGCTTACCTTACGATCAAGCTCTACAGCTCAGTATTGAAGAGCGTAAACTTATTAGTCAAATTGTCAAAGACAATATGGAGACCACAAAAAAAAGCGGATTGCCATTTTTTTAGAAGAAGGGTAAGCCTGATAAATAAAAGTATGAACAATATTTTTATTTTAAACAAATACAAACGGTGGTATGACTCTATCATATGCAAATCACAGTCAAGAACTATTACAGGTTACAGTGAAAATCATCATATTATTCCTAAAAGTTTAGGCGGTAATAATAATTTAGAAAATTTAGTTAAGTTAACGGCGAGAGAACATTTTATTTGTCATGTATTGTTAACAAAATTTACAATAGGTTTGGCCCGGCATAAAATGTTGTACGCAGCTAACATTATGTCGCAAGCATCGAGAGATTATCAAAACAGATATGTACCATCTTCGCGCCTATACGAAATAATTAAAAAAGAATTTAGTGTAATACACTCTAAAAGATTAACTGGCCGCAAACTAAGTGCTGAGCATAAAGCTAAAATTGCCAAAGGCAACCAAGGTAGAATAAATTCAGAAGAAACAATAGCAAAAAGGAAAAAATCTTGTATGGGCAAAAAACGCACACCTGAACAAAAAGAGCGTATGCGACAAGCACAGCTTAATCGCAAAGAAAAAACAGCAGAAAAAAAAGAAGCTATAGCTCTTAAAATATCACAAGCATTAAAAGGCAAATCAACAGGGCCTAAATCTGAAACTCATAAAGAGAAGTTATCTAAGTCGTTAGCTGGAAGAAATAAAGGTATTCCTAAATCAGAAGATACTAAACAGAAAATGCGTAAGCCTAAATCTGAAGCGCATCGTAAAGCTATATCAGAAGGAAGAAAAGCAAAATACGCTTTACTTAAATCCTAAGTCTATTTCGAGATCTCTAACGAGATCTATGTCTTTCGCTACAGCTCAGACATCATTTTTCTTTGTTTGCTTTTAAATCCTTGATCTAGATTAACTGGTCGTAATTCACCCAATTACGGGTGAACACGAATCTCTTGATCTGAGTTATACTTTCGTTTTTATTAATGAGATTGTGTATACACTACACACGGAGGCGGTTGACCGGTACCCCCTACTCAAGCTTCACATATCAACGGAACCCTAGTAACCCTAATAAAACAAAGTCCTATAAGCTGAGGTTGTATCTGTTTCACAGAGCCTCTACCATTTGATGCCTTAAGTTAGCAACTTTCCTTCCACACGCAAGCTCGTCCAGACCGGGTATCTCACCGTTCCTCCTTGCGAGTCGAGCAGCCTCGACCAAACAGAGTGTTTTATGATGCCTTACTGATTGATTTTGGATTTAATGTGACTTCCGTGTACACGAACGCTGATTTGCCCGTTGTAATAGTCGTCTGATTCAAGTACGCGATGCCTAAATTGTTCACGAGCTTCTATGTAACTACACTCAGCCTTGGACCTACAGTAGTACAATATTTCTCTCGTAAAATTTTCGTTGCCTAGTTGTTCAATGTCTTTGTTTAATTCAATGTTGCTGCCGTAGTATAGTTGCCAGTCGGAGTCTATTTTGCTTCTGATTTTCTTGCGTTTCTTTTTACCGTTTTTAAGTTTTACTGTTTTGTATGTTGTTTTACTAAATTTTGCTAATTTTTTTCCAATATATTTCCTGCCGGTTAAGTTATTTGTAATCAAATAAACAAAACCAACACAATCTTCGGGTAGTGTTTCAATTTTGGTGTTTTCGTACAGCCAGGCCATGAACTTATAGTTATCATTTATTCTCTAATAGTCTAAAAAAAGTGTTTGCCTCTGACAAAAATTTAAAAACAGGCACCTGCACATTGGAACAATAATTTCTTATGAGTATGTTGTCAAAAGTATCCAATGATAGATCTTCTGGGTTAGGTAAAGTTGCTTTGGAGTTATAACCCAGGGCTTGTTGTAATACTGGATGTAAATCACAGCGGTATCGATGCAACTGATTCTGTGAGGCCAACCAATCTGAACTATCTTTGCAAAACAAATCCTCGAGCGATACATTAATATCAAACACACTATTAACCTCAGGCCGTACACTAGTACCATATCTGAGCTGTTCCTTTAATACAAACTCTCCAAATGCTTTTTTATTTTTTAAAAGTTGATGCATAGGTTTATTATATATTTGGTTAATTTCTATGTCCATCGGCACTACTTTTTTGCACCAATTTTTTAAAACAAGCGCAAACATATTTTTAGGGTAGGTTATACCCATTGTTTTACTACCAGGAATAGACTTTTGTAATATTGAAAGTTGGTCAAACCTGTGTGTAGGAATTATAAAATTTTTACACTTCAGCGTGTTGATGTAATTGTACATTAATTCACAGTCTAAAGTCGACCAAGATCGATTATACCATTGTTCTGGAGTGTGCTCAAATACTTGTTTAAAGAACTGATCTATTTTAGGCAATGTTCGTCCGTTGTCCGTGACAACAAAATTTTTTACTACTCCAGAATAGTTATCTGTGTCTGCCAGCAACTCACTTTGCACAAAATCTCCGCAACTACCTGGTTGCCAATACAGTATAATAATATTACTCATGATTATATTCTATACAAAAAAAATAATCACCGTACCCTGGATTGGTTTTGCCCAACAAGTTTACAAATTTTAGTACATGGAAACACTTAACATTATTAAACCAAGTGGACAACAAGGTAGCTACTGATATTTCAACACGATTGTAGATTAAAAATCTGTGTTCAATACTAAAAATAATACGTCCACCTGGCAATAAAAAATTGTTAGCTAGTTCTTGTAGCCATAAATTTATTTGATTGACTGTTTTGTATTTGAATTCAAGATTATTAACAAGAACCAAATTATTATATTTTTTGTCGGTGCGTAAATCGATTATGTCTTGATATGCTTCGCCTAGGCAGTTATAACATAGTGTTGTACCTGGCAATAGGTTTTTTATTACAAATTGATCTTCAAGAAGCAACACCTTGTGTTTATTTTTTTGATTATGCCGCATGACTGCCCATCTGGCAAGATAATGGCTTTTTAAAATTCTAATTTGTGTTTTAAGCATATCTCTTCAACAATAAAGTGGTTACTGGGTGAACAAAATTACCTAATTGCCCATGATCGTCGGGTCTGGTAGTTGATTTTATTAAAGAAAATTGATCCTTAACCAAATTATAACAATGCTCAACCAACGCAGAATCATAATCTTTGTTAGTTTTGTGTAAATCTACTGTAGAATAAATGTAAAATTTATTAACAGCCAAGTACAAAAAATTGTTGGCGTTGCGTGCAGCAACAATAATGGCATTATCTAACTCATCAAGAGAACAGTAACTACCGTTAACAATTAACTTCTCGCCGGCAACAGCATTAAACTCAACAATCTGCGGCAAAACATTTTTATCAGATAATTTAGATAGATAAACACTTTTGCATATATCAAAATTAATATGTGGTAATACGGTTACAGTCACGTTGTTTCAACGTCCGTGTTATAACTGGTAAAGCCGCCTTCTTTCACTACTTTAAGAATATTCTCTACACGTCCAGCTAGCTCATCTCTATGACTTACCAACCAAATACTCTTGTGTCGCTCGCGACTCATCTGCTTTAATAATGCTAGAGCAGACTCTACACCTTGTGTATCCAAGCCGTTATCAATCATTTCGTCAATAAACAACACATTGATAGGAGTATAGAGCGATTCAAATACATCGCGGAACGCCCAGGCCATACTTAAGATAAGTCTATTACGCTCACCTCTTGATAAATTATCAAAATCTAATTCGCGCCCTAATTCTTCAATGCTGACTGTTAAATCATTTTGGAACACAACTGTATGTGGTAATCCAATACGATCTAAATAGTGTGTCAAGCGAGCATTTAAATAAGATAAATTCTGTTCAATAATCTTTTTGCGAATAAATGAGTCTTTGCTGGTTAGCAATTTAAGTAGGAACTCCTGATGCTCTTGCAAGCGAGTAAGTGCGTTAAGCTGATCATAAGTAACCTCTTCGACTGCTTTAGTCTGCATCTCTTCAATCTGCTCGCCGTAAGGATCAACTTCTGCCTGTTTGTTTTTAATCTGCAACTCTAAACTAGCAACGTTGGCGCGATGCTGAATTGCTTGTTCTTCTGTGTCATAAAATACTTTAGGAGGTTTGCCTAGTGTGCCCAGGCTGTCGAGGGCAGCCTGTAATTCTGATAAGAGCTGTGTATGCTCCTGGCTTGCCGTTCTTGCCGCTGCCAAATCTGCCTGTTTACCCGCCAAAACCTGTTGGTGCTTTGTGTCATGGAACGGTTGTCCGCAGGTGTGGCATTCATGACTCTCGAGCGTAGCAATTTCTGCTGATAATTTGGCCACCGCCTTGTCTTCCCGGCCTTGGTCCAGTTTTGTGCGACTGATCTGACCAGATAAATCGTTGATATCCTTCCGCTTCTGTTCCCACGCTGCATGGTCCTTGTGTGCAAGGATTTCCGCTTCAATGTCAATCTTGGTAAGCGTCGATAACGACGTCGTAAGTTTCGCAAGGTCCTCTTCATGTTTGTCTACCCATAGTGTTTGCCTGCGTTTCAGCGCTTCAATTTGTTCTTCAATACGTTTATTAGCATCTTGTACAGCACGGATACGAAATTCTTCCTTGGTAATATCGTCCTTGGTAGCACGATTCATTTCTTTAATTTTTTCAGCACGTTCGCTTAACATAGTAATGCCAAGCAACTGTTCAATAATAGTGCGTTGATCGTTGGCTTTTAAGGATAAGAACGGCTCAGTGTAAGTGTTTAAGGCCATGATATGTTTGAACATATCATGCGTCATACCTAGGATATTTTCAATAGCATCCTGAGTTTCGCGGCTATCACCCTGCGCATTATCCTGCGCTTCTGTTTCTGTATTGTTGACAAAAAATTTCAGCACATTGGGTTTACGTCCTCGCTCAATCTTGTAATCCTGATTGCCGATAGTAAAATCCAACGATACCATCATATTCTTACCGTTGGTTTTGTTGACCAAGTTATCTTTGCGGATATTGCTTAGGGCTTGTCCATAAAGTACATAGGACAAGGCATTGATAATAGTAGTCTTACCAGTACCGTTTCTGCTTCCGTCCCCACCTAAATCTAAATTTTCACCCAGGACCAGTGTCAAATCTTTACGATCAAAATCGATACCCTGCGTAGCATTGCCCACGCTCATAAAATTTTTAACGGTTAATTTTTTAATTTGGATCATATTTTTATATTATACACTATATCCTATTGCTTGAGCAATCTCATGATGCGTTATTTGAAAAGATTGATTTTGTAATAAATCAACTTGTGCAAGAATATCAAATTTTTTTAAGTTTAACATCTCGGTAAAGTTCATATTAGGTCGCCAAATTCTGGAATAGTTTTTACTAATGACTCGTTACGATGTTGATCCATAAGATTCGTTAGCTTTTTAAAGTCAGTCATATGATAACTGTTGTCTTTAGACCACATATAGTTTAACACATTGGTCCATTGAGATGCCAGTTGTTTGGCTCCGTTGGCTTGACACCAGGTTATATGACTACGTATTAAATCGTTTAATCGTTTTTTATGATTAGTTGGTAGTGCGCACACAGTTAAATGATCTGGACTAATCATAGTCGTCAAGGAAAATTTTGAAATATCTAAAATCCTTGTAGTATGCCATGTTTTTTGCAATTCAATTAAACTGGCCGCATTTAATAACCCAACAGTTGACGTTACAGTAAAATTCACATGAGGACAATGCGTTTTAACCAAGTTTAAATTTGATTCAATAGTTGTCCAGTTTGTGCCATGTCTGACATATTCGGCAACAGCACCCATGGCATCCAGGCTAGCCCCAATTTTAATATTAGAAAAGTTTTTCCATAAATCTATTACAGAAATGTCTCTATACTGCAAAGTTGTAAAATTAGTATTGTAATAAATTTCTAAATCAGTATTGTTGCACTCAATGAGAGTTTTTAATATTTCATAGTGTTCTGCTGCCAACAATGGCTCGCCACCGGCAAAATAAATTTGTTCAGCCGCTGGCAAATATTCTAGTATTTTAGACAATGAAGATTTCCTTTGTTGCAATAACAAAGAAGAATTTATTGAATTAGTATTATTGAACAATTCTTTTTCTTCTTGGGCGATAGCACTACTAAAGTAGCCACTACACATACGACATTTAAGATTGCAAATATTGTTTAACCGTATGTCAAGATACACAGGTTCAAAATTGTCAATAGTTCCTTCAGGATTTAAATCATTTAATTTTATATGCTTCCACTTGGTATTTTGTATTAATCTTGCGCTTGTTAATCCTAAATCTTCATGTTGATAACAACGATCACATTCCTTGCTGGGAATACCATTTAACATATTTGATCTTAACTGATTAAAAGACTTTGATTTTACAATACTGTCTATGGATTGTTCGGTAATATTTCCCATTGGGTATTGATGATTACTATGACAACAGGGCAATATGTTGCCATCTGTTCCAATATACAAGTGCATCCATGGTAACACACAAAATGTATCTCTAGCTTTATTAACATAAGATGATTGTGGTAATTCGTTGACCAGCTGATGTTGTATAGGCCATACATCGGTTGAATACGAGGTCCGTAACTGTTCCAATTCTTGAGCTGCCGACAAATTGCCTGTTAACAACAGTATAAAAGAATTTGAAATATCAATTTGACTAGCGTATTTTTGCAAAAAAGTTACGGCTACACCGGGCAGATCTGAATACTCATAGACATCAGGACAATCTTGAACTATTATTACCCTGTAGTCATTTTTATAACTTGTTTGATACACCTGTAATAATTGATTATACAACCATTTTTCGCCATCTGGTTTAAAAAAATTAGACAAATAGATAGGATTTGAACAATCATATTGTTTTTGTAACTTAGCTAATACATTTTCTAAACTCATAGACTTTGATAAATTTGTAGCAACAATGCGTTATCGTAAAATTCTGATTCAATATTTGTAAGCTGATCTGTAACAATTTGATCTACAGATTCAAAATGTACATCACCTGGGGCCAAATCGGTATCAATATCATTTTTCTTAACAGGAATAAGAGCCATCTCACGCAGGTTGTAATCTTTTATAAAGGTTTCTTTGATAAAGTTTGCTTCTTCATAGCTGATATCAATGTCTAACTCAACGCGAACGTGCATGTTTGGTTTGAATATATCTTTACCGTGGTCAATGGCTTCGCTTAGTTTCATTACTCGGTATAACGG